AGAATTTACACAACAATTAAAAGACAACGACGGATCACATGAAGTCGAAGTCGATCAATTAACAATCGAAAACAAAACGTGTTCAATTTATTACTTTAAAGACGCGGACGCAATCCAAATAATTGTTTGGAACGAACACCACGGCGACGAACAAAAGTTCGTTAAAACGGACAAATTTCAATCGTTCCGTGAATTTGCAGAAACAAACGATTATTTAATGGCGTCAACGGATCATTGGGACTATGCAACGGAATCAGTTTTCCAAAAATATGAAGCATTAGAATTTGACGAATGGATTTATGAAGACGACGCACAACACGCATTGGTTGCATTTATGAATGATTCATTGTTAATTTACGGAACGCAATATGTTAAACGTAGTTTGTGCGATAGGATTTCGCGTTGGTATAAAGAAGCCGTTTATAATTTAAAAAACAATTAAAGACATGGAATTCACAACACACACAAACGAACACAAAGAAATTGATTTTTATTTAACGGGGTTCGAAACGTTTTTAGAAAAAAATAAAAAAATTAAGTTTTACGAAATGGACATAATGTCGGAAACCGCAATCGTTGATTGGCAATTTTATCATGAATGCCGTTCGTGGGGTGTCAAAGACATTGGCGCATTTGCAACGGCCGTCAAGTCATTGGACATTTGCATTGAGTATTGGAAAACGGAAAATGATTATGAAAACGGAAACGAAATCGAAATTGATTATGATTTAACAAATGACATCAAAGATTTTGAAGTCAAAAGCGAAAACGATTCGGGCGGAAAAATGTTTTCAATCCAAACGGTTGAAATTGATTTTGACAACAAAGAAATAACAATAACTTTTTAAACATGGAAATAATAAATTCAGAATTCAGAAAAAACGTTTTATCATATTGTTGCGAAAAAAAAGTTTATTTAGGAACGCAAGATTGTTCCGGTTGTTTGGAATCATGCACATTTGTAATTGACAAACCAATTGCGTTTCACAAGTGGTTGTTGGATTTGGCAAAAGAACAAAACGATCCGATTCAATTTTTAATCGAATTGATTCGGGGGTTGTTGATTAACGAACAAAATCCGTCGGCGTTCGAATTATTGGACATGGTGGATATTGGCGAACAACATTTCAATCGCGATTCATTAAAACGCGCGGCAACCATGATTTTGGACACACACTTTATTTCAAACCGTGTTGACGCCGTGAATAGGATTCCGCAAATAAAAGAAAACAAAAAAAAGAATAAACCAAATTAAAAAAACAAATGAAGAAATTAAAATTTAATAAAGGAATTAACGAAATTAAAAATGAACAAATGGAAAAATTAAACGCACGCGATCAAATGTTAAAAATCATCAACACGATTTGGAGTTCACGACAACCGGAACAAATCAAAGGTTGTGAAAAAATGTTGGAAACATACATAAAAGAAAACGGAAATGAAAATATTGGTGTTACATTTATTCAAGTTGAAATTTCGCGTCAAATAAGATTAAACGGGTTGTTTGCTAAAATGGGTAAAGTCCAAGACGCATTGCAAAAACAAAACGCGGAAAACGCCGGAAAACAAAAATTTGACAAACCATTAAATGAAGACGAATTAAAAGCGCACAACATCAAAAGAATTGAAGCGGAACAAACAAAGATAATGCGCGAAAAAATCGCAAAAGAAAAAAAGGATTTAAACTAATTGCGAAGACATATTGGAAAAACAAACGTATTTTTACAATTCTATGATTGGCGTTCGTTTTGTTTGTTTTTCGAACGTCGGTTTTTTTTGGTTGAATGGGTGGCGTGGTTGCCGCCCATTCTATTTTCTATTAAACACAAACACACACAATGGTAAACGAATTTGACAAATATAAATCAAAAGACGATTTCAAAAAATACGAATCACTAAATGATTATTTAGCAGAAGACAAACAAAGCGATCCAACAAAAGAAAAATTCGACAAAGTGGTTACATTAAAAGTCACAAAAGAAACATTCGAAATTTGGGAATTGTTGTGCGAAAATTGGGGTGAAGTTTTAGGATATGATAATAAATCCAAGATATTTGAATTTGCAATTGTCGAAGCGTTGAACGTTCCGATTAGTTCGTTAGGGGGTTTCAATCATGAAGGGTGGGACATTGAATAAACATTTCTTTTATTTTCTAAAAATATATTCAATTAATTTATTACATTTGCGGAAACATAAATGAAACAATATGGGACACTCTAAAAAAAAGGAACAAAAGCGAACCGAAATCACAAAGGATCAATTATTAAAACAGTTGGAACAAAACATGGGAAATGTAACGTTGGCATGTCATTTTGGAAAATGCAGCCGTTCGACATTTTATCGTTATTATAAAAGCGACGAATCATTTGCAAAACAAGTTGACGATATTACGGAAATTGCCATTGACATTTGCGAATCCGAATTATGGAAACAAATCAAAGACGGCAACGTTCCATGTATTTTGTTTTATCTAAAAACAAAAGGGAAATCGCGTGGTTACATTGAACGTCAAGAATTAACCGGATCGGACGGCAAACCAATAAATTGGGTTGAATCAAAAACTTACATTGAAAATGGAATTGTCAATAAAACAAACGATTGCGATTGATTATTTAGAAGACGCAAACACCAACGTTATTTTATACGGCGGCGGTGCGGGTGGCGGAAAATCAATGTTGGGCGCATATTGGGTTTTGAAACAATGTTTAAAATTTCCGAACACGCGTTATGTAATTGGCCGATCAAGATTAAAAAATTTAAAGGAAACAACATTGCGTTCGTTATTCGAAGTTTGCGAAATCCAAGGATTGACGGCCAATGTTGATTTTACTTATAACGAAACCAAATCGTTAATCACAATTCACCAAACGAAATCCGAAATAATATTAAAGGATTTGTTTCATTATCCAAGTGATCCGAATTTCGATTCGTTGGGTTCAATGAATATCACCGGCGCATTCATTGACGAAGCAACGGAAATCACACCAATGGCGTTCAATGTAATTCAATCACGAATGCGTTACAAGTTGGACGAAAACAATTTAATTCCAAAACTATTAATGACATGCAATCCGTCGAAGGGTTGGATTTATTCGGAATTCTACAAAAAATTTAAGGACGGAACGTTGGACGATAATAAACAATTTGTTCAATCCTTAGTGACGGACAATCCAAATATTTCAAAACACTACATTAAACAATTGCAGCAATTGGACGTGTTGAATCAAAAACGTTTGTTGTTTGGCGATTGGGAATATTCGGACGAAGACACACAATTATTTTCCATTGACGCGTTGAACGATATGTTTACAAATAATTTTGTTTCAAGTGTTGGCGTTAAATTTATTTCCGTTGACGTTGCAAGATTCGGACGCGACATGTCGGTGATTTGTTTATGGAACGGTTGGCGTGTTGAATCAATTAAAACATTGGATAAAAATTCCATTGACGAATTGGCAACGATCGTGGATCAAATAGCAAAAGACAACAACGTTCAACGTTCAAATATTGTCGCCGATTCGGACGGTGTTGGTGGCGGGTTCGTTGATATATTGAAGGGCTGCAAATCCTTTGTCAATAATGCAAAGGCAATGGACAATGAAAATTTCCGAAACTTAAAAACACAATGTTATTATAAGTTTGCGCAAAAGGTAACGAACGGCCAAATCTTTATTAACACAAACGACAAAACATTGCAACAAAACATAATCATGGAATTTGAAATGGTTAAACAACACGACGTCGACAAAGACAATAAATTAATGATTACGCCAAAAGATAAAATCAAACAATTATTGGGACGTTCACCGGATATTGCCGACGCGTTAATTATGAGAATTTATTTTGAATTAAACAAAACAAAAATTTTATATTTCGGTTAACTTAAAATTGCGACGCTTATATAAAAGATTTTTTTATTTTTGTGAATTATGAAATTCAAAACCTTAAATATTGAGCATGAAGAAATTTTAATTAATTTCACAAACGACGTCGAAGGTTTTATTTATAGGATCACGGACGATCAAAACCACAAAGCGTTTCGACATTTTAAACCGGTGATCACAAACGCGAAGACGTTGCACAATAACATTGGCAAAGAATTAAAACAAATGGACATCAAAGAAGACGATTGGATTTATATGTTTCCGAATTATTTGTTGTTTGCCGGAATTGGATTTGCGGCCGGCGTAAAGAATCAAGACAACGCACAATTTATTGAAGACGAAACCGAAATGTTATTTGAATTAATACGCGAAACAATTAACGATTTGGAATTTATGAATAATAAACGGGTTGTTAAAAACCAAAATAAAAAAACCAAAACAAAAAAACAAAATGATTAATTTAACCGTCGGCGATCAACAATGCAAAATTCCACAATCATGGAACGAAATCAATTTAAAAGATTACACGAAAATTTATTCAATTATCAAAGCAAATGAATTTGTTGAACCGGACACAACGGACGTGTCACCGGATCATTTGAATGCAATACAAACGGAACGCGCGTTGCACAATGTCCGAACGAATCGCGAAGTGTTTTCCGAATTCACGGGAATTGATAAACAAACAATCAATCAAGTTGACGGCAACGAAATGTCGGACACATTAATGATAATGTCGAATTTTTTAAATTCAGAAGTAACGACGAAATCATTAGAACCAAATCAAAAAATGTCGTTCACATTAAAAGGCAAAGAATATTTTTTTCCAATTTCAGAAATGCAAACATCAACGTTTGGTGATTATATCGAAGCGTCACAATTAGACATGTTAGCAGAAAAACACAAGGCCGGAAGGTTCGGCGTTATTGCGGAACAAATGGCCGTGTTATGCCGTGAACGTGGCGAAGTTTACGACGAAGAAATTGTCGCAAAGAAAACGAAAATGTTTAGTGCATTGACAATGGACATTGTTTGGGACTTTATTTTTTTTTTGACAATACAAGCGAACACATCAAATCGACATATCCAAACGTGTTCAAAAACGGGAATCGAAACGAAAATCGACACGCAACAAATAATTGGGAAATCGTGAAGCCATACGGGTGGTTGAATACATTATACGACGTTGCCAACACGGGGTTGTTCACAACACAACCGTTGAACGCGATTGATTCAGTAAAGGCGCAAAATCTTTACGCGGTGTTCACCTATTTAAGTTGGAAGGCGGCGGCGAACGAATACGAAAACGAAGTAAAAAAAGCAATGCACGACGAAGCGGAACAAAAACAAAAGTCACGACAAAATAGAAAAAAATAAAAATGATAATTATTGAATGGGTTGGATATACAATCGGAATTTATTCCGTTGTTTTGTTAGGGTTGGGAATAACGATTGGAATTTATGTTTCAAGTCAAATCCAAAAATCAATTAATGAAAATATAAAAAAATGAGTATAGCAATCAGAACAAACGAAATCGTCGATCAAATGAAATTTTATTGGGTTAACATGCCGGCGCCAAAACCGCCAACATTTTATTTTGGTTGGCCGCAAGAGGTTGACAATATACACGCAAAGAATTTGCCGGCGTTAATTTTAAATCCGCCGGAAATAACAGTTAGCACAAAATCGTTTATGTCCAACACAATTTTAACAAACTCAAATTGGACGTTGACAATTTACGACGTGATTCCGTCGGCATACAATGTCACGGACGATTTACGAATTTTGGATTTTTGGGACGCCATGGAAGACGGCGCATTAAATTGGATTTACAATTGGTGGTATTATTACGAAAACATTTTAGGAATTGAATTTGTGTTGACGTCACCAATAAAAATTGTTCGAACAAAAGAAGCGTCCAACGATCGATTGTTGGCGTTACAAATTTCGTTTGGTTTTGACTTTTATAGATTATGCGCAAACACACAAAATTTTCCAAATATAGAAGCAACGTAAAATGGACATTAACAAAGTCAATCCAATAGCGGTTCAAATTGAATCAATTTTAGGGCAACAATTAATTGCGTTAAATCGAAGTGCGTCCGGCGCGTTGATTAATTCTTTGCAACATGTATTGACGCCGATCGGAAATTATGGGTTGGATTTAAAAATCATGGCAAACGATTATTGGCGCGTTGTTGAATACGGCGTTCCGGCGGCCAACATTCCGTTTAATGCAAAGAAGCGAAGCGGCGCGGGAAATTCAAAATACATTGAAGGTTTAATGAATTGGGTTAAAACAAAAGGAATGGGATCGAGCAAAGAAGTAATTCGCGCCATTGCCTTTGCAATCGCAACAAAACAAACGGCAACGAATCGCGGTGGTTTTGGAATGGGAAATCCAATGAATAAAAACAAATTGGGTTTTGTTAAAAAATCAGAATCACCAATCAACAATGAAATTAAAAAAATATCTAAAATTTATCAATCGGAAGTTTTGAAAATTATTGGAAACGCAATTCCGAATCAAATCGAAATAATTATTTAACATGGCAACAACAATAAACATGCAACCAAAAAGTGGGCGATTGTGTTCAACACTTTTGCCAATTGCATATCAAGTAATGGACACCGGAACCGGAACAACAAACATAATTGCAAAATGCAATGTAATGGATCAAGTGACGGCAATACAAACGCAAGTTGGCGGATCGTATAGATTGGCGCCACATTTAACGGTTGCCGGACTTTATAGATTCGACGGTTCGGAAATTTTTAACACCGTAACAAAATCAACGTTGGCATTTATTAAAAACACATTGGGTTCGAAGTCGGGGTTTCAAAATGCAATTTACAATTGGCAAGACGAATCAACATTTTATGTTAATGTCAACTTTTATCGTGAATATATCGATCCGGCAACCGGATTGATTATTGTCGATCCAACGGCGGTTGCGTCAAGTTGGATTTATATTTTAGAAGGGTGTCCGGACAAACCGTTTTTATTACAAGCCGTTGCCGACAACGGAACAAACGCGGGTGCATTTAATTGGTTCACGGCTGCATATAATAGCGAAGAACAATCCAAACGTTATTTCACAAACTATCCAATTAAAGCGATCGGACATCAACGGTTTAGCAACGTCACAATTCACGAATCGGAACAATACATGTTGACGTATCAATCACCGCGAACAAATTTCACTAGTGGTTGTCCGTATTATTTCGAAACGAAAACATACGACGCCGGAAATAATTTGTTGAACACGCACCAAACGCCGCCATTAACCGAAACGAATAATGTCCAATCAATCATGGTTGGTTTTTGGGACATGGTGAACAATTTAACACCAAACGGTTTAGAAGGAAATTATGCCGGATATGAATTCGGATTTGTCGATCATTATACGGTTAATTTAATGCACAATACAAGTTCAACAAGCGCGTGTAGCATGCACAAGGCGTTGACGGAATATCGTTTTAAAGTTGATCGATCGTGTATTAAAAACGGCGGTTACATGCGATTTGTTTTTAAAAATATGTTGGGCGGTTACGACATGGTGACAAGTAACGGAAAATTTACAAAAAAAGTAAAAAACAAATTTGAAGATTTTGAAAAAACGTTAGGATATCACGATTGGAAAGAAACAATGGCGTTTGGAAAATCAAATTGGAGTAATCAAAATATTGAACGTTATACAGTTAGCACACAATTAATGCGTAAAGATTTGGCGACACACTTTGCGGAAATGTTATCGTCAACACAAGTTTATTTGAAACACACGGAAGTTGCACAATTAAGGGTTATGGGCGCCGACTTAGGAATGGACGCATACGAACACCCCTATGTGTTTTATCCGATAGTAATAAAAAGCGGAAACGTAAATGTTTCAAAAACACAAGACAATTACGCGTCGTTGAAATTCCAATTTGAAATGGCCGTAAACCAAAGAAATCCAAGATATTAAAAACAAAACCAAATGGCGCAATATACACCAAACATTGAATTCCAAATATTTAACGTCAACACATTAGAACGTTATAATTTAGACGTTGAAAAGGTGACGGATTTTCCGTTGGCATTAACTTATTCAATCAAAGACGTTCAAGATCCGCAATCGTCAAAAGGTTCGTATTCAAAAACATTTTCAATTCCGGCAACCGGACACAACAACACGGTTTTAAAAAATTTATTTTCCGAATCACTTTATGATTCACACCTTTACGTCGAAAATTACGACGCATTTATTTTCATTGACGGCATGTCGGTGTTGGCCGGAAAATTTCAAATCAAAGGAACAAAATATAAAGGAGTTCCGAAATCTTATGAATGTCAAGTGTTTGGCGAAAACTTTAAATGGGTGAACGCATTGTCCGAATTAAATTTATGCGATATTGATTTTTCGGCCGGAAACTTTTTTCCGCATGCGCCCGTAATTGCAACATGGGAAAGGGAAAACATTCAAGACACATGGGCGTTTGGCGAAGCCGGCGAAATATTAACACAAGGCGGGGTTCCAACACAAACGCACATGGTTTATCCATTGGTTAACACGGGAAAATGGAATTTCGAAGATTTAACAACCGGCGAAGGTATTCCAACACCGTCCGACATGTCACCGGCATTTTATTTTTACAACATGTTGAAATGTATGTTTGCAACACAAGGTTACACGCTGCAATCGACATTTTTTGAAACGTCGTGGTTTAAACGTTTGGTTTCATATATTCCAATGGAAGATTTTGTCAACACGGCCGCCGTGATTGAAGAATATTCGTTCGACTATGAAACCGGCGACGTCACGCCATGGAAAACGCCGTTGGACTATTATCACCAAACGCCAACATTGTTAAATTGCACAATTCCGGGCAACGATTGGCACGGGCAAAGTTATGGTTTACAATTAACGTGCGCAACATGCGATCCGGCCGGACAAATGACGGTTGAAGACATCACGCCATTTATTAACATGCAGAATTCACCTTTTGACGTTAACGATTTTACATTGTCCGATCCTTATTTCTTAGCGGGTTGGTATTGGGCAAATTATTCCATGTATAACAACAACGGAAGCGGACAATCGGCAAACACGCCGTGGTATTACATGGACAATCCGTGTCTTTTGGTTGGCGGAACAACCGTTTCGACGGCATATCCATGGCGAACAATCGGACATGATTATTTTTGCGTTGAATGCGAACCGTGGTATTACAATCCGGCGGCGGGGTTGTCTTATCCTTATCCGTTTTTAAGTTCAAATGAAATTCCATGGACGGACACGTCAATGTTTAAAACAACATATTTAGGCGTTTACGAATTTTCCGGTTCCATGACGTTGGAAATGAATAACGAATACGAAATCACAAATCCGGTTGAACAATACGATCCGTGGCCGCCTTATCAGTTGGGCGGAATGTTTCCGACAATTCAAGGAACCGGCGACGGTGGGGTTGGATATCCGTCGCAAATCAATTTATTTGGTTACGATCGTTATTGCGGAACGGCTTATGTTTTCAACGTTTATTTAATGCATTACAAACATTCGACACGAACAACACATGTTGTTCACGGCGAAGGATTTACGCATTTGAATTCGCAAAACGACATGGGAACAATATATCCCGTAAGTGACGCACGTTATAACACGCAACAATTATTCAACGACGATTATTCGTTGGTTGGACACTCAAATTTGACAAAGAAATTATCATTTTCCGGAATTCAAATTGATATTGTTGACGCCGAAGATCGCGTTTTTCTTTACGGCGAAGTCAACATGGTTGGAACGGAAGCCGGACAAACGGGTGGTTTTGCGGCGGACGAAATATGCCAAATGAAATATCGCGCACGCGCGCAAGAATTTTCCGGAACGATTGATCCGGTAATAATTCCGGGCGGTTCCGTTGATTTGGAATTGTTGTTGCCGTGCGACACAACGCAATTGGATTGGGTTAATGGATTGACGGGGTTGTTCAATTTATTTTGGCAATCGGACGAATCGACAAAAACAATTTTGGTTGAACCGCGCGATTCATTTTTTAAAGATTACACGGAAGCAATCGATTGGACGGACAAATTGGATCACGATTCAGTTCAGCAAAACAAATACATTTATAATTCATTAAAACGTGATTTGTGTTTTACTTATGAAAACGATTCGGCCGACATTATGGTTGAGGAACGAAATCGACGTCGTGGACAAATTTGTGAATTGGGTTCGCATGCGTTGGATTTGGGCGAATTATATTTAAACGAAGATCAAAAAATCGGTTCCGATTATTATTCACCAACCTACATGTTTTATGATAAAACGTGTTCAAATAACATGGCGGCCGACAAACAACCATTTATTCCCGTGATCCATGGCGAATATTCGTCAATTTGGGCGACACAATTAAACGCGGGGTTGCCGGACAAATTAACGGAATTCAATCCACGAATTTTCACATGGTATGGAATGCAACCGTTAAATCAGGCCGACGGATCAATTAGCGCAAACACATGGCGTTGGGGTTTTAACGATTTAACATCACCGCACGAAAATTTAAAAGAATATCCGTTCGCCGGAATTTATTCGGATCAAGTTGGTTCGTTAGGCGGAACGCTAACGTTAGGCGCAACCACATTTAATGCGCCGTCACTTTATTTTGAAAATTCCGACATTAACGTTGTTCCAACGCCGCCGCCATATCAACAAACGAATGGCCTTTATGAAATGTTTTGGGAATTTCACATTTTAAGTTTATTAAAACGTCCCGTTGTAAAAATGGCATATTTCAAATTGACAACCGCCGACATTGCGAATTTAGATTATCGAAAATTGATTTATTTAGAAGGCGGACAAGCGGACACATATTGGATCATGAATAAAATAACGGACTACAAAGCCGGAACAAACCAACCAACAAAGGTTGAATTATTTGAATATAGAAACACGCGTCCCGTTAAACCGGTAAAAATAAACAAAGGATTTGGCGCAAACTTAACGCCGCAATGGACGGATTACAACGTTCGTTTAGTAAAAGACGGCGCAATTAAAATTGACGGAAAATATTTGACGTCGTCGCTAGACATTGCGAACCAAACATTTATTTCAACACCAACGAATGCGGTTTCAAAAACAGTTGTCACGTCACGTTCCGCGAGTAATTTAGCAGAAAATACACAATACGCAAGCGACGGGACACGCATTCCAACACAACTAGGGGTGACGGGCGGAAATGTTGGAAATAATTACAATGTAGGAACGGGCGGAATTTCTATTGGAAAACAAATTCAAGTCGGAAGCGGAATCGTTATTGGTTCCGGTAATTATACGCAATCATCACAACCAATCAGATTGACACACAACGGGAAAACGGCGTTGGCAATTAACAACGGGGGGTTAATGTTAGAAGGCGGCGGCGGTGTTGTTTATTATGAAAATCCGGCCGGTGAAATTATGGAAGTAATGACGGGAATAAAATTCCACACAATACAAGTCGGAACAACGCCGCGTTATCAATATGTCCGTTGTTTACTAAGTGAAAAAACATTATAAGAAAAATAAATTATGGCAACACTAGACACAATTATAAACATCAAAGTCGAAGGAACGGATCAAATGGTAAAATTAAAAACCGAAATTGATAAAACGTCGGCGGAATTAAAGGAATTACAAAAAGAAGGCAAAAAAGCCGGACAAACGCAAGATCAATACAACGCGAAAGTAATAACGGCCGAAACAAAATTAAAAGGTTTACGCGGCGAATTAAACAAAGGGAAAACGGAATTAATTAAAAACGCAAAAGCGGCGGCCGACAATTCCAAATCCTATAATTCCCTAGTAAAAGCAAACGCGAAATATTCCGCCGAATTGCGGAAATTGGCCGATCCAATGGGAAAAAATAACAAAGCGTTCACGTCGTTGTCAAATAAAATGAAGACAAACACGGATCAATTGAAAAAAATGGACGCGGCAATGGGACGAAATCAACGGAATGTTGGGAATTATAAACAATCATTGACTAGCGTTGCCGTTGGAATTGGCGCGGTGATTATGGCGTTCAAAACGTTTCAACGGGTTTTAGGAACGTTCGTGGATTTTCAATTTCAAATGAAACAAGTTGGTGTTATTAGTGGCGCAACAACTGTTGAATTACAAATATTAACGGACACCGCAAAAGATTTGGGATCGACAACCGCATTCACCGCCGGCGAAGTTGCCGGCCTACAAACGGAATTGGCGAAACTAGGATTTGATCCAACGGAAATTGTCGCAATGACATCAAGTGTTTTAGATTTAGCGTTCGCATTTAATAAAGATTTGGCGGAAACCGGAACGGTTGTTGCGTCGGTTTTAAATACTTATAAAATGGACGCGTCCGAAGCGGCCAACGTTACGGATATTTTGGCGAAAGCGTTCGCGTCAACCGCATTGGATTTGGAAAAATTCAACACGGCATTTCCAAAAGTCGGTGCGATTTCAAAACAATTGGGTTTTTCATTAGAAGGGACAACGGCAATATTGGGACAATTAACCAACGCCGGAATTGACGCGTCAACGGCCGGAACGTCTTTAAAAGGAATTTTTCTAAAATTAGCCGATTCGAATTCGGCATTATCACAACGGTTGGGCGGTTCGGTTACGTCAATCGATCAGTTGTTGCCGGCGTTAAATGAATTATACGAAGGCGGAACGGACGTTCAAGAAATGTTGGGTTTAACGGATAAACGTTCGGTTGCCGCATTTGCAACGCTAGCGTCCGGCGCGCCGGAAGTTCAAAAATTAACAAAAGAATTCGAAAACGCGGCCGGAACGGCGGAAGAAATGGCCAATGTTATGCGTGATTCATTAAAGGGTTCGTTAGACGAAGCGTCAAGCGCGGCGGGCGGTTTTGT